AACGGCACGTATGCAACAGGCGCAACCCTGTACATAGATAGCACCAGCTTTACGAGTTACCCGTATGTATCTGCGTTTAGCGATGGGCCAAACGACGAAGACACCGAATCCCTGTATTGGGGCTACCAATACCCATTTGGCTACGGGTTGCCTGTAGTGGGCGATACCTACGTACAAAACACCTTGCACCGGGTTTATTGGGCGCGGTTCCTGAACCAGATTTACAATCGCGACGCGCGTATACTCGAAGCCTATTTCTACCTAACGCCTACCGACCTACTTAACCTGCGCTTTAACAGCTTGATTAACGTAGAAGGCGTACACTACCGTTTGCAAAAGGTAGAGGGGTACGTAGTGAACGGGTACGAAACAACTAAATGCACCCTGTTAAAAGACCAAGGCGCACTACGTTACCCAACTAACGAGCGTTGCGACCTTATACCAAACCGCTACTACTTAGACGGTACTATAGGCTTTATTAACCCTGAAACGGGAGTTAGTACCCTAAACCCTGGCGAAGAGTGTTGTACGTTGGCCGGAGGTACGTTCCAAGACGATTTGTGTTTTTGGCGTACACCCCGCGACGGTGGCCAAATTCCACAACTGACAAACGACACGCGCGAACGCTCGGCCTATGATAGCCAGGTGAACCAAGAAAATCTACGCTTTGCCCCTACAGGCGTAAACAGCGGTACACGCCGTACTAGCTTTTTTGCCACAGTAGAAGAAGGGGCGACGGCGGTAGCGAGTGAAGACGGGACCGGTGTAGGTTTGCTACAAATTCCGGTTAACACGGTGGTAAGTGGTACTATCAACGTAAACACGGTACAAACTACCTACGACGGCACAAACGGTTCTTTAGGTAGTGCAAGCTACTTGCAGTATTCGTTTAAGGCGCAGAACATCGAAGGCACGGTATCGGCCAATATTGTCGAAGTAACAGACGCGAGAATTAAAGACGCGGACGCAACTACTAACCGAGGGGTAGCTATTAGCGTAACCCGTAAAAGTACAGGCCTTGCCCAGCTACATACAGACCTTACCCTAGCGTGTACGGGCGAGACATACGCGCGGGTAAACTTTGCGTTAGACCTTATTCTAAATTACGTAGACATTGGGGCAGCAGTGGTAGACCAAGACACGCTACTACACGAAGACGGGTTAAACATCGTAACAGAGAACAACACAAAGTTGCAGGAATGAATTTTTTTGATGAAGCCGGGAAGGTTATACCTATGGTTCTGGCAATGGCTAAAGAACACCACGTAACCGGCCACAGAAGTTTGAATATACTTTACGGTGTGTACCGACTAGATAAACGAGTGTGGTACAAGGTTAAAACGATTCTAAAAAATGGCTGAAACCCAAACTATTATACTTGACCTGCAAACTAAGGGCGCAGAGCAAGTAGAAAAAAACCTAGACCAGGTAGCCGAAGCCGCCGCCGCCGCTAACAAAAACGTAGAGAAACTAGGCGAGAGTACAAGTAAAGGCCTAGAAAAAGGCAAAAAAAGTACAGACGACCTAGGCAAAAGCCTACACAGCGCGCAAAGTGCGGCGAACGGTTTTAGCGGAGCGTTAGCCGTGTTAGGTTTGGAAGATACGTGGTTAGACAACCTATCCAGCGGGGTGGGCAATTTGCTACAGTTTAAAGGCGGTATAACAGAAGGCGTAAAAGGTGCTAAAAATTTGGCTCAGGCTACCAAGGGGGCGAGTGTAGCGCAGCGAATTTTTAACGCGGTAATGAACGCCAACCCTGTTTTTTTGCTGGTTACGGTTATTGCCGCCGTTACCGCTGGAATTATTGCTTTAACTGCCGCCCTTTCAGATAGCCGCACAGCACAAGAAAAAGTAAACGACACCCTAGCCGAAGGGGAAAAAGCATACGCGGACCAAATTAATGAACTAGACGTATATAGGCGAGAACTTGCAGCGACTAACGAACTAACACTGGCCCTGAGTGCGAGTATAGAACGGCAACAGCAAATTTTGCGTAACACCGGCGCAATAGAGGCAGCAGCCGAAGAAATGGGGAATCTGCTAGAGGAGCAAGAAGAATATAACAAGGCAATAGCAGGCGCAGAGAAACGGTTAAGAATTCTCCGAGGCAGCTATAAAGACACATCCGTACCAGTCCAACAGGCAGCGCGAGACTTAGAACGCTTAAAACGCGAACAAGCCGCAGTAAACGCAGAACTGTCTACCTTCCAAGATGCCGCGTCCAAATTGAACAGGCAAAACGACCTGTTACAAGCGTTAGAGGACATTAATGAAGAGTACGACAAGTTCAACGAAAGCCAACTTAGCGAACGGGATAGTATTCTCGAAGAGACAAAAAAGCGAATAAAGCAGTTAAAGAGGGGGTTAGATGAAGGGTTAATTTCGTTTCAAGCGTACAACATAGCGTACACGAAGTTGGCACGCCAACGCCGTAAACGACTAAAAGAAATAGACGAGCAAGAAGCGGCAGACAGACGGGCAAAAAGGCAAGCCGATGAACAAGCCCGTATAGACGAACTGCGCCGTATGTCCGAAGGCACAGAGTTTATGCAGCGTTTGTCGGTACAAACGATACAAACAAACCAACAAGAGACAGAAAGCCTACAAGCGTTAGCGGGAGGGTATCAAGAACTAACCGTACAAACCGAAGACACGGCTACGGCTAGAATTGAGTCCTTAAAAGGTTTGGGATACGAGTTATTAGAAAACCGCGAGGCGATAGGCGATGCAATCAGCGGCGTAGGCGCGTTGTTTGGTGAAGAGAGTAAACAAGCCTTTGAAATCCAAAAGGGTGTAAGTATTGCCCAGACCACTATAAGCACTATAGAGGGTGCAATAGCGGCCTATAAAAGTCTAGCGGGTATTCCCGTGGTAGGTCCGGGACTTGGAGCAGCAGCGGCAGCGGGTGTAACTGCGTCCGGACTTGCAGCGGTTCGCCAGATTCAAAGCCAAACCTTTAACGGCGGCGGTAGCGGCGGCGGCGGTAGTCTTAACCTGCCTAGCGGCAGTAGTGCTAGCCAAGGGTTCTTAGTTCCTTCAACACCTACAGCGGCAGACACTCCACAACCCGAACCAGTACAAGCCTACGTTATTGGTCAACAGATTACAAACCAACAGGCACTAGACAGCGAGTTGAAGCTGCGCAGTACTTTGTAATTTTTGTAAACACCTATACTTAAAGACGTGACGCGAAAAGAACTGTACATAGACGAGCAAGAAGAAATGTTCGGAATTGAGGCTATTAGTCTGGTAATGTTCCCGGCTATTGAGGAAAATTTCGTGTTCTTCAATAAAGACCAGTACGTACTAGCTAAGGTCGACGAGGACCGCCAAATGCTAGTAGGTCCGGCCCTTATCCCGAATAAGGATATTTTGCGACTTGACGAAGACGGCAACGAGTACAACGTATTCTTTACCCCTGAGACAGTCCAAAAGGCCGCGCACCTGTTTATGCGTCAGAGCAAAACCAACGCCGCCACCGTTGACCACGAACGCGAAACCGACCAGGTATACGTTTATGAATCTTGGGTAGTTGAAAACCGCAAGAAGGATAAACAACAAGTTTACGGGTTCGACTTTCCCGAAGGCACGTGGATGGTAGCTATGAAAGTAGACGACACCGAGTTATGGAACGGTGTAAAAGAAGGCAAGTACCGCGGGTTCTCGATTGAGGGCTACTTCGTGGACCGCATAGTAAATAAACCCAAATCTGAAGAGATGGAAATTCTATCTAAGATTCGCGAACTGTTGGGAGAAGAGAAAACCCAACTTTTTGCGGAAGACGTGCTTGCCGACGGCACACGTATTGTAACCGAGGCGGAGAGTTTCGCGCCCGGTGTTAAAGTTGCCGTTCTGGATGAAGAAGGCAACCCACAGCAAGCCCCCGAAGGGGAACACACCTTGCAGAATGGTTCTGTTTTGGTGGTTGACGCGGAAAGCGTACTGGTAGAAATCAAAGCCCCCGAAGCCCCGGAAGCCGAGGAAGTGGTAGAAGTGGAAGCAGGTAAACACGCTTTCCAAATTACCCCCGAAATGGTAGACGAAATTAAAGCTATTGTTCGCGCGGTTATCGCAGAGGACAAAGCTGGCGAAGCAGAGGCCGCGAAAGAAAGCGCAGAGGCAGCAATTGAGGAAGTACCCGCACCTGTTGCGGAGGCTATTACCGAAATGGCTAAAGCCGTAAAAGAGCAGTTCGCAACAATTAGCGACCGTGTAGCAAAACTCGAAGACGCACCAGCGGCAGAGAAGTTTTCACACACCCCCGCACCTAAAAAAGTAAATTCTAAACCCCTGGCGGAAATGACCACTACAGAACGTGCCGCCTTTTATATCCACAACCGATGAACAAATATAAGTTTGACATCACAGTAACCGGCGATTCATACGCTGGTGAACTTGCCCTGCCGTACGTAACCGCAGCGGTAAAAAGTGGCCGTTCTATTGCAACGGGCGCAGTTGACGTTTTGGAAGGTATTACCGACAAAGCAGTAATTAAGAATGTAGGCGCAGGCGACGTGTTGGTAAGTGCGTCTTGCGGTTTTACCGTAGGTAGCAATACTACACTTACCGAGCAAGTTTTGGAACTTACCGACCTGAAGGTAAACGAAGAAATCTGCCGCGGTACTATTATGCCTACTTGGGTAGCTGCACAGGGACGTATGGAGCGTAACGGGGAACTTCCTATCGAATTCTCCGACTTCCTCCTTCAAACCGTAGCCGGTAAAGCTGGCGAGTCTATCGAAAATGCTATTTGGCAATCTAGCGACATTTTCGACCTTGGATTTACTCAGAAGTACAGCGACCAAGCGGTAGCCGGTACACCAGACGAAGACGGCGCAGACGGTTCTGCCTGTAAAGACTTTGTAGAACACACCTTTGGCGACGCCTTGGCCGCTACCGACATTATTTCGGATATGTCAGGCGTTATCCAGACTGCCGTGGCTAACGTGCCTGGTATCTTGGACAAGCCCGGTTGCGGTTTCTACGTTAGTAACGAAACCTACTGGTTCTACGCGCAAGCGTTGGCAACTGCCGGAGACAACCAAGGTATTTCTAACTTGGGTGCAAACCAAGACCTGCGAGATAACTTGTCTTTCCAAGGTTTCCCGGTTTACCGCTGTCCCGGTATGCTGAACGACGTAATTATCTTTACTTACCCTGAAAACTTGGCCGTAGGTACTAACCTGCAAACCGACTTTACAGAGGCGCAGCTTATCCCTACCTACCAGTACGACGGTAGCGACAACGTACGTATTTCGATGCGTTTCGGCTTGGGTGTACAAACCCGCGTAGCTGGAGACGGTGTATACGGCGCAACTTGGTGGACTGCCTAATAACTAACCCGGACAAGTAAAGGGGGTTCGCCCCCTTGCTTTTCCCCTTAAATTTTAAAGCTATGGCTTGTGATTTAACACGCGGTCGTCTTGTCGACTGCAAAGACGTACTAGGGGGCTTGAAACGGGTATTTCTGTTTTTGGACTACTCCGATAACGTACGAGGGTCTGCGACTATTACAGATGACGTAATGACCGCGGGCGGTTTTACTAGCTGGTCCGGTACTGCGACTTGTTTCCAATACGACCTGCGCCCCGACCTGTCTAGCCTTACCGTAAACGTAAATTCTGACCCTGCTACGGGTACTACTTCATACGAGCAAGTTCTTGAACTTACCTTGCAGAAGTTGACCAGCGCAGACAACAAAGAACTGCGTTTGTTGGCTTACCAACGTCCACAAATTGCCGTTTTGGACAATAACGATAACGTGTTTTTCCTTGGCATTGACGAGGGAATGAACGTTACCGGTGGAACTGTTGTAACCGGTGCGGCGCGTACCGATATGTCAGGGTACACCTTGACCTTGACCGGACGAGAAAAAGAGTCTATGATTTGGCTGGCCGCAACTGCCGGACAAGGTACTGCGAAGTACCCGTTCGATGGATTGAGCGACGAAGCCGACTTGACTATTACCGTAGGGTCGTAACCCTTTGTGTTTGGATTGAACTAGAAGCCCTGCCCCGGTTGGGGTGGGGTTTCTTTTTATATTTACCTATGGGACGAATCTATATTAACAGTCTAAACAAGTTTTTAGACGAGATCGCACCGGAGAAACTGCCGGAAAAGTTTAAACACCTTCTGAATGGTACAACTACAGAAAAACACGCTAAACACGTTCTACCTAACACTGGTAGAGAAGATGCAGACGGCGAGCAATTCGGTACTAATTCAGTTGGAGAGCCAAGCGACGAAAAAGACGGTGGAGTTCCTGCCGCGAAGCCGAAGCCACGACGCAAGAAAAGACACAATACAAGTAAGGGAGGGGACATTAAATAACCCCGTAGCTGGCGACATTCTGCTAAATACCCCACAGTTCCCGGAGGGGTGGTATTCCTATACCGTATGGGAGCAAACCAGCGCAACAAACTTAGACCCTACCGACGCTAGCGTAATTGGCGTTATTGAAGTAGGGCTATCCTATTTGCGAGATAGTAGCGTAGCTTTTGGAGAGTCTACCTACACAAGCTATAACAACACCGATACCGGGTATACCTTCTACGAATGAAACTAGACCTGAGCGTACTAAATACAGGTATTTACGAATACCCGGAGTTTGCCGAGAAACGCGGTAAAAACTATATCCAAGCGGGCGCAGATAACCAGTACTTCGAGTACCTTTTTGAACTGTTCAACACGTCCGCAATCCATAACGCTATTGTAAACGGTACTGCCGATATGATCGCGGGCCGCGGTACATACGCGGAAGATTGGGAAAAGAACGACGGTACTAAAGAGGCTTGGCTACGCCTAAACGATCTTTTCGGGGGTGACTTGGTGTATAAGAGTGCGCTAGATTTAAAACTTTACGGGCAGTACTACTGGTGTCTAACTTGGAACCAAGCGCGTACCCGTATTACTTCCGTTCAGCATATGCCCGCACACACAATGCGTAGCGGAATTGCAGATGAAAAAGGCCACGTTTCGGAGTACCTGTATAAATCGGACTGGTCCGACAAACGCGAAAAGGAAAAGGTATACGCAGCCTTCGACCTTAAAGACCGCACGGCCCCGCAAGTAGTCTACCAGGTAAAGAGATATTCCCCCAAGTACCACTACTACGGTATTCCTGACTA